CAAATGCCAAGCCTGAGATATTGTAGATTGGAGCCTTCCAACCTGCAATCTTCATGTGTGCTACCATTTCCTCATTGGTGGCCAAAACACCGCTAACAAAGCTATCCAACATCTTTTCATATCTCGCCATCCACTCTCCCATTCCCCACACATGAACGAAATCATCAGGATCAATGGACTGAGCAAGACACCGCACAAAAATACGGGGACGAAGGCCAGGATCAATTTGATCCATAATATAAGGCAGGCTCTCGATTCCGGGCTGAAACATGTCTTCAAAGTACACCACATCTTCATGGTCGAGTTCTCCTGCTTTCATCATGCGGATCAAGTTCATCAGTTGGCTCATACCAAAGTATGTGCGTCCATGTGCATCCAGCACCTGTCCTGTGACGATGGCTTGGTCATTGCTGAGTGTTTCGCCGGGCACTACAACATAGTCGAGCCCACGGCGATCGAACGCAGCAGTGTTCCAATCTTGCAGTTGCAGAGTATAACGAGCCTTGTACGGCTCTAGCCCCATGTAGTAAAGTTTTCTCATAGTGTCGATCCTTTGATGGAGTTTAACATTTTTCTAATAAGTTGTAAAGTGTTTTGGAATCTGTTGGAAAGGTATTTAGGCCGTCACAGCGTATTTCATATCCATGTGCTCGCAATCGTTGTTGAACAATAGCCTCGGCTATCAAATGTGTAGGCTGCCAAGAAAATTCTTGTTGGTTAATTGCGGAATCAACTATCTGATCTAGTAGATCAAATTCATCCACGATGTATTGTTGGGCCCGTTGCCATTTTGTGACAAAGGAACTGAGATCTCCGTCTAGTGTAAGACCGCAATGATTGATTATTTTGATCAATGTTGGTTCTGTATCATACAGCAGGTCTGTGTTGATGATCTTTAAGAAGTCGTTGGGTACCTGATTTTGAGACTGTATCCATTCCTGTATCCATTCTGCATAAAACAAACTGAACCATTCTCGCTGTTCCCATGGTTGCATTTCTTTCCAGTGTTTGTATGCTGTATTCCAATGGACTATATTATGTGAATTATTATAACAAAAAATTTCCAATCCCATCCTTTTTCCTACACTGATTTTGTGATGTTGAAACAGTATGTTAAGTTCTGCAGATCTTAAATCATTGGCATACATCAAAATTGATCGACTATTTTCTCCTAGGTATAGATCGTGATAATCCAATATCTCTGGCAGGTGAAGAGTTTTAAAAGGATATATAGGAGTTGTTATCGAATTGTGCTGTATTTTTTTTAAATCACTCAACATATCTTCTTGACAGATATGAAGTTCTTTGCCGTAACTGTGCATGCTTCCGTCGGGTAGTATGGCTCCATCAATAGAATCATACTCCTGAGAAAATGTTCTTAGTACATATTCTATTGTACTTCCGAACATTCCAGGAACGAAAAACACATGGATCATGTGCGATAGCCGGCCAGACGCCGCAGATCCTCATCCCACATGTTCTTGGCTGATTTGCCTTGACTGTGTTTGTTGAATTGTTGGAATGCATAACTACGGAAGTTATACAAGTCCGCCTCGTTGAATTTGTAACCATAATCCACGCAGAACTCGCGGTATTGATCGAGATCGTCCAGAGTTTGTTCTGTACGGGGATTGTGTTTGATAATAGGCTTGGCCATAGGTTCCTCTTAGAATTTAATTGATAAAACAGGTTGGGCGAGATTGTATTGTATTAAGGCGCCGTTCTCACCATCCTCGGCAACCTCGATCCATATCACACGATTAGGATATCTTGCAGCAATCTGATCATAAAGATCATCCGCCATCATTTCACAACTTTTGTAGTCTAGACTTAGAGTGCTATCACGATACAGATTCTTGAGCCATCGCTTGAACTGGATGAACTCGATGTCCCGGTCATTATGGAACACATCGATCCACACCCGGAAATGAAACATGTGACGGTGAGGATTAGCAAGGAACGATACATCATATTCATCTCCGGTGGCCAGGGCAGGATCGGTGGCAGCAGCTGGATATTTATGGATACCTTCTTTGCAGAAGGTCACCCAGATCTTGCGATCTGCTTTTTCACGCACAGTAGTGCGTTGTTCTACTAGTGATTGTTCTCGTTGATTCATGATATTATTCCCAAGTAAAAAGTTTGTGAAAAGTTGATCGAGACATGGCCTCAAGTTTCTTCATGGCACCATCAGTAAATCTGAACTGATATGACCTAGGTCCGTCGGCCTGCCGCTCAAAAAACCCAAAGTAGCCGCCGGGTATATAATTACTCTCATCACCTTGGATGATTTTTTGTCTAGCTGCTTCGTAACATTGTTCAATTTTTTCTTGTATATATGGTGCTGTGAAGTCATAGACTCGGTCCGAGACAATCACTTGATCTTTGGTCTTGACTCGATATTGTCGCTGCAATTTGTCATGGACCACAGATTTTCGATATGGAGTTAATTTAATATCCTCAGGTGTCATTCGAGCGATTGTTTGTGCAGAAGTGGCATCGAGATCTCTTGATTTGACTTCCATCTCAATCTCTGGTATATCTGGACCAGCCCTATTAGACATAGGATAACCTTGCTCGCCAAGTTCCTCGTGAATATATCGACCAGCGGCGCCATTGATATTTGATGGAACCGATCGGCCAACCATGTTTGCTTTGAGTCGAACAACTCTGGGTTTCATAATGTTTCGTCCTTGGTATATTTAGACCAGTCAGTAAAGTGATCCCAATTTTGTAAGTCATGTATGCTGTGGCACCAAACGCCGGGATTGGTTGCAGCAAAGTCTTTGTCGTCCAGTTTGAGTGTGGCGTTATAGCCCAGTTGTCGGATGTAAGGCATCTTGACCGAGATCATGGGAATGAAGTTGCGATATTCAACAAGTCTAGATTCCACCAAACCTTCCACACAGCTGACATCTATGTCCAGGGTGCATAGATAGTCGCGATCTAGGAATGGCCGGATCATGTCTTCCCAAGATTTCCATGCCTCGGCATCATTTATATCTGGATTGGGAAAACTTTGATTAGCACCAAAGTAGATATGCCGCCGCCCATTCATGCGATACCCGATCCATTCCTGTTCTTGAATACCGACCACAAACAATGTGGGCATTCCAAATGCCGGTGTGTGTTCTACTTCAGTTCCGTAAAAGAACTTAACATTGTCATGACCTTCTCTATTCATAAAAGTTATCCTCTGATAAGTCTGTGATCAGATCCCAATCCGTTTTAATAAGATTGAAAAACTCTGGTGTTACCTGTTGTAGTGATTGCGATCTGTAAAGATCTTGTCGTTTGGTCCAAATAATAAACTGCTTCCAAATCTTAGGATTATGTGTACCGATGTCTATGTAACCTAAAATTTCTGGGTGTTTCACTTTTTGTCGTATAGCTGATTTTACATGATCTGGCGCGATATGTAAAGCCAAATAGGTTGGAGAGTTTACCATATTGACATAAACATTGCCAATCCGTGATTGTAACCAATCAAAGATATCATCGATATACCACATGTTGAGAAGACTACAGGTTAGTCCAGCCATAACGAACACTTCACAATCTAAAATTGTATCCAACTTTAATATGTGATCTAGGACCTGCTCTGCCTCATGCCATTTACCGGGCCACCGCATGTATTCAAATTGATCACCGGTGCCATCGATGCTTAGAGAAATTTCAACACGTTTAAAGTTATTCCATGCTTGTTTTAATCTGTCTGTCGGATGATTGGTGCAGTTGGTACTATAAAATAATGTGATTTTTTTACTCAATCCTTTTTCAATGAGATATTCTAGTAAGTCGAGTTGAGTGATATTTAAAAACGGTTCGCCACCAAAAAAATCAATCTTCTCTAAGTTATCTGCAATATCTTTGTACTGCATAAAATCCATATGTTTAGGTGGCAATAACGGAATAAATCGGTTGCCTGATTTACCTTTTTCTTTTGTGTCATACAACTTAGCGTAATGCTGACCTTCTTTGGTATAAGTGTTGGTATCCCAACCGCCGCAACTACGGCAAGCAAGATTGCATATATTACTAGATTTGAATACCGCAGTTTTTGGACCACTTTCCCATTTACCGGATTTGATGAACTCATTGTAATCAGTGGGAAAGTATTCATACTGCCTTTGCCGTAAACTGACTTTTCCAGCAGATTCCTCGTCCCAACACCGGTAGCAAGCTGCTGGTTTGTCACCATTGATAAATTCTTGTCTGAGCTGATTTAATTCAGAACTATTCCATCGTTGTTCGGGAGTTAAATTTCCATGATGCCATTCTCCAGCACCAAATGCACAAGGACTATTGCGCCCATATGCATTTTGTCGGGTGCTTTGAAACGGTGCTATACAGAAATGTTTTAAAGGTTTGTCAGGTAACTGCCCTGTTAAATCTTTAAGAATTGTCATCTTGTACATCGAATAATGCCGAAAACTGTGTATTAGCATTAACAGTTTTTTTGCCTTTGAATCCCCGGGTGCCAACAATCTGATTCCAGTATCCAGTTTTGCCTGCATACTTTGTATCTTCAATGATGTCCATCGAAGCCTGCCTGGTGGGCGCAGCAAAGATACGTTCCACGATGTCTTCAAAGAATTCATAATCGCCGCCATCATGTCGCATCATGGCAGGGTGTGCGCCGGAATCAAACTCACGATTGGCTCGTTGTACTGCCTCCAAATGCATCCATACATTATGCCCCATCAACAATGCATACGAGAATGAGTCCCACGATGTCTTGCCTTCTTTGCCGATCTTGTTGAGATCGCCGGGCTTGTAGATACAGATGTCCTTCATGGTGAACAATTTACTCAGTGGACTTTCATCAAAGTGATCGACCAATCCATCCGCAATCACAGCCTGCCCATATGGTCGTGTGTCTGTGCTGTATTTCTTGTCATCCGCGATAGGGCTCATCCTATAGCACCACTTGCCATCGTGTGGCAAGTCAATGTGATGATACACTTGACCATTGGCAGTGGCAAGGAATGGGCTGGCACAATCAAAGGATATAGTGAAATCTGGATTAACATATTTCCTAACAGCCCTTTGAATCACGGTGAGTAGCACAGCCCATTCCAACTTACTTGTGCCCAAGAAGTGCATCCAATCATGCACACCCTGTTGTAGCAGGTTGTCATGTCTCAACGCCACTAAACGCTTGAGCACAAGATGCACATCGCACATGTTCTGCCCACCCATGGCCCAACCATCAAAGTGTTTGCCCGGGTATTGTTGTGGATCACAGTAGTGCTTCATGGTCTGATACCATTGCTCTGCCGAGGTATGATTGTCACCTTGCAATACATTCAAGAACTTGGCACCACCGTTGTCTTTGCCCTTACGGTTAGCCATGAAGTATTCATTGTTGAACTTGGTAGCATCTACTGCTTCTTGCAGTGTAGTAATCTGACATGCAGCACTGGCTTTCTTGTCATGAATCACCCATGTTGGAATATCCAAGATCATTCCATAGTCACTTAGAGTGTCTAACCATGTAAAGATAGCAGCTCGCTTCTTCTGTGCTTTTGCACAGCCCGAATTAGCACGCCAATCACCTTCCCACAAGCCCTTGGCAATCTGGAATCCGCCAGAGTCACCTAGAATGAAGCTGCCCGGTTCTCTGTTGCGAACCATGTCCTCTGACCAGTCCTGCTTGTTGAGATCCAAGTTAGCATGCCCACCTGAATATAGACTCCACTTGTATGGAAACAATGCCTTTTGACTGTTAAGCCAATTCATCTGTTCCATGTCTGTGAGTCCCGCAGGCAGTCTAGCAGGATCCACATACGGTTCATTGCGTTGCTTGCCTATGAATGTGGCGTAAAATCCTGAGATGGCCGGGAGGAACACAGCATAGTTATTTTGTTTAGCTGTGAGATTGTCTTGTTCAATCACTTGGTCTGTGCCGGCAAGATGTAGTTATAAACAGATAAACCACTATCCACAGTGATCTGCATACAGCCATCATCACTGATCTTCATGGTCTTGTCCCCGGTCAGTCCCAAAATGCTTATGACCTGTGCCACTGGCCAACTCCACGAATGTTTCAGGGTACCTGTGACATCTGGTTGGAACACAAAGTTACCGCTGTGGGTAGAGTGATCACCAAAGAAGAACTTCAAGTTTTTGTTTTCAGTTTTGACTTGGAAATTCGGCTCTTCAGAGTTGGCCTGCGCTTGCATCTTGAGGCGTTGGATAGCAGCCACTGTGGGTTCAAAAGTGATGTGCCAGTTCACGCCTTTGAATTTTAATGTCTTGAGTTTTTCGTTTACAATCTCACTTGCCATGAATCGGTAGTTGTTGCGGAAGTCGCCTGCTTTGTTTTCAAAGGTGATACCATCCGGTTCGCCTGTAGTGCGCTTGGTAATTGCTAACTTGGCATCTTCACGATATTCCTGCAAGTTGATCAGGGTCTTGAGTTTGCCAAGATTGGGCATACCGAATGTGCCAATAAAGTCAGCCACTGGGTTAGCGAATTGTGCTTCCAGTATTACCGATTTGTCTTCAGCAACACCGTTCACTGTGGTGTCGGCAGTGGTGCCGGTTACTTTGATCAAGTCAATGCAGCCGAGATCATAAGTGTGTTGTACGAGGTCTAAGAGATGGTCTTTCATTTGTTTTCCTTTGGTTTAAATAGTTGTCGAAGATATTCTTCGGAATAGTTCTTTGCTTCAACATATGCAGATATGGTTCGCCGAACTTTTTTGATATTGAATTCACGCTTGGTCTTGTCCTCACTGATATCAACATTCAAAACTCGGGCTAGTTCAATCAACATATCTAAGTCTAGTTCATTATAGAGATCTTGTGTGGATTTGTCAACAACTTTTGGAGCCGCAGGTGCCTTTTTAAAAACACTCGCTAATGCCTGTGCTCCTCGTATGCTATCAAGCACTCCAGGTTTTTTAATTTCTACCCATGTTGTGCCAGACAGGTGGGAGTGAACATGCACTATTTCATACCCTACATTTCGAGCATGTTGTAAAATCAAGCGCCCCGGGGTATAGCAGTGAAAATGATGTTCTGCTGATCCCACTGCTGTCCATTGGTCACAATCATTGAAACTGAATAAAAAAGTGCCACCGGATCTCAACAACAAAAAGACTTCATCCAAGTATTTCTGGATGATTTCCAATGGTTTGAAGTCAAAGTAATAGAATGCATATACTAACCCAAATTGTTTCTGAGGTAAATTGACAAAGATATCAGTTGAGGTGTATTCTTCTATCACATAGTATTTTAATCTTCGTTGGTACTCCGATGTAAACAACGATCGCACAGGAGCCAATAGATCTTCATGTGTATCCACTAGGTACAACGGATCAAATGCTACTAAACTTTCTAGGCCGGGACTTTGCACCGGACGAATCACCATGCCGGGATATTGCCAATTGGAATACGAGTTCAATCTATCTTGAAGATTTGTAGTATCAGCATCTAGCTCTCGAGTTCGCTTTACAATCCATTCAGGGGTATCAAATCTCATACCCCCTTGATAGCGAGTTGTGCTCTCAGCAAAATACTCTGGTTCGTTTTGCTCAATTAAAGTCTGCACACCTTCTCGCAGTCGTTTTAATTTTTCTTCGTACTGGATCAATAATGTTGTTAGATCGTTCTGTATTGAGATCAGATCCGCTGCTAGATCCTCGATCTGCACTTGGCTATGTTGCACAGTATGAGTGATCTTGGTTACTTCTGCTATGGCCGTGACCATGGCATCTTTCACACTGAGTGTGTGTAGATGATTTAGATATTGGACTATGTTGCTGAGTTTCATTCAAATGAAAATAAACTTGTAAATGTGTTGGCTGTGTTGGTACTGGATTTCAAATCCCATCCCAGCACACCCAAGAGATTGTCGATCTTCTGATCCACCACTGTGGCTTCCATTCCGCCATCATCAAAAGGCAAGTCTTTGAACCACTGCGGCAAGTGCATCTCATCTGTGGGATAACCGATACTGGTCCAACCCAGTGCATTGCCTTTGAGTTTGCATACGATGGTCTTCATGCCATCCACGATCTGCATGGAGTAGTTGTCAGAGTTCATTCTACGCAAGGTGTTCCAGTTCAGTGCTGCTCGCACATGTCCGGGCATGTTGGCTTTGCCTTCGCGTTCTTCCGCCTTGCCGTACTTGGTCAAGTTGTTCACACGCTTGGGACTGCCTTTCTCCCAACCTGGTCGCTCCATGAATACATATTTGAACTCTCTTATTCGTGCCACGATCTCTTCTCTCTGTGTTCCTGTTAGTACCTTATTTAGAATCTCGCTAAGGAACTCTTGAATAATCACAGGTGTGTCACTTCGTTTCAAATCCAAGCCCATGGCCTTGACTTTGCCGGGCTTGCCGTTCACATCCACACGCTTGTTTTCTTTGTCGATGTACAGCACAGCATAACGCTTCTTGGTGATGAACAGGCCAGTTCTGGCCACAATCTCTCTGCCGCCGCGTATCACAGATCCCATCTCTCTTGGACTGTGGAACGCCTGTTCCATAAAGCCCGGGAACGATTCGTTCACTTGATCTGCTATGGAGTTGTACAGCGAGATACAAGTTTCAGCGGACCATTCCATGCGACCCTCTGCGACTTCTTTCTCTAGCATGGGCCAAGCTGAGAAGTAACATGAGTCTGTGTCACCATAGATGATGGATTTGCCCACATGGTCATATTCACCTGTGATGCATTCATTCACATATGCATCCATGTGCTTGGCAATGGTGCGGCCTACTAATGTGGTGGATTGTCCAATGCGTTTGTCAAAGAATCTACAGCCTGGATTCAATATAGCACCATACAGGCTGTTCAAGTTAATCTTCTTGACCAGTTGTCGTTTGTCCCAGTATTCAAACTGCACATCATCCTTGCCTTCGTATTCTCTGGCTTTCTTCTGCATGTCCTTGCGTTCTGCATACCAACGCTTGAGCAAGCCGGGAATCACTGCTTCTTTTTCGTAAGTGAAGATGGTACCATTGGCACTCAAGATCCAAGGCTGATTTGAATCAAAGATCATCTTCCATATCTCAGCAGCAGAGTGTACAGTTTCCCCTCCATCTTGCCAGTCTATAGTGATCTCTGTGCCGCGTTGTTGTTCCATCACGGCAGAGTATTCCAGGCTGGCAAACAATCCTTCCCAAGCAGCAGCAAAGCTGTCTCCCCGGGCCATCTTGTCTTGGATCAGCCTGTCAGTCATTATGGGCCGAAGTTGACCGACAATGGTTTCCTGCCCCATGTTGAGGGCCCTAATAGCACTGGGATAGAGCGAGTTGATGTCGATGGAACCAATCCATTCGTGGATGCCTTTTTTGGGATAAGCAACATAGGCACCTGCGGCTTGCGTGTCTTCATCTGAGAGTCTTTCTTTACGGTTAGGAACTACCATACCACGCTCATGAGCTTCCACGATGATGGCCTGCTCAGTCACTGCCACTGCACCCATTGTGGTCTGCAATAGCACGGTATTTTCATGCGCCAGTGTGTTGGCTAGACTCAAGAAACGCAGTTTCTTATCCAGCTTGCCTATCAACATTGTGTCTTGGCGATTGTAATCAATAAAGGTCTTGAAGTTCTGATTGTAAAGTTGATCCAAGGTTCCTTCGAACGCAGTCTTGCGACCAATCTCTTCGTATTCACCAATGGCATCCAAGCTATAACTGTGCCTCTCTTCATAGGTGTATTTGCGATACAGTTGCATATAGTCCATATGCACCCGCCCTACCAAGTCAAAGGTCTCGTTCTCTGCACCAAAGCGTTCGAACATGCGTTGCTTGGGAAATTGATTCCACAAACACATGCGCCGTGTGTCATCCTTGGATAGCACTCTGCTGATACGATTCACTGTGTAAGGAATGTCATAGCCTTCAGAGTTCCATCCAGTAAGGATGTCTGCGTCTTGGATCAAGTCCAAGAATGATTTCAGCATGTCTGCTTCTTTTTCAAACACAAAGCAGTTGGTGAATTCGTTGGCGATATCCTGTGCAGTCTCCATGCTCATGTGGCGCGGTGGCACTACTAATGTGACCAGTTGATCCAACCAATCCATGTATACGGATATGGCTGTGACCGGATTGAATGGATCGCTCACCGGTGAGAATCCGCGCTCAGGATCGAAGTCTACTTCAATGTCAAAAAATGCTGTGTGCAGTTTTGGACCGTCTTGGCCTTTGTAGTTGTCCTCTAGGCAGCGGAAGATAGGATTGATGTCACTCTCGTAGATCTTCTTGCTGCTATGCATCCGTACTTCTTTACGAAACTCTTTGTTGTTTCTACTGGAGAATCTACTTACAGGTGTGCCATAGATTGATTGAAACTTACCTCTAGGGTCGTCATAGTAGAAAACATAGTTGGCCGGATATTCGCGATAGACTCTCTCACCGTTTTTCCTCTCAACCACATGTATTCGATCGTGTGCTCGATCATAAAGTGCGTCAACATAACTCATCGAGCTCTCCCTGTTTCTTTCAATGACTGATAACAAGTATACACTTCATCGATATTTTTTACAAGTTGTTGATATCTATTTGGCGATTTCTGCATGCTATACTGAGTTTTTTCTACTATGTTAAACTGCCCAAACAAGTACCAAGGGTCATTGATGAGATCTTCAAACCACACTTCGACCACCTGACGATAGCAGGAGAGATCCAGATCTTTGTAGTAATCTTCGTGTGCCTGGACGAATGCACTGAAACTGTTGAGATTGATGCTGAATTGATCAAACTCTTGACCAGAGTACACATTCATCTCTCCGGTATGCAGCATGACAAAATGGCTGCATATACAATCAAACACATTTCGACGCCGGGTAACCACTGCTGTGAAATCATCACTGGGAGGGAGATATAATCTATCATGAGTGTGTTCAACGAACACCCCAAAGTAATTGCTGAGATTGTGCCGAACCAGTGTAGATCCGGTTCTCGGGAAGGCGGTTATTACAAATTTTTTATTAAACATAGTCCGTTTATGGCCGGTAAGCCGTGATTCATGTTCGTAAAGTGAACGACTCTCAATTGCCGTGTGATAGCAATCTGATCAGCCCTATGCTGTCTATAATACTTATTATCAGATAGTTGCCTAGGATTCCAAAACTACCTCGGGTATATGCACACCAGGACATGATCACGCATCCAGTGATGTATGCTATGTACAGTTTTACAAATGGCAGGTCGGGCACCATGAAAGCATAAGTCAGGCTACATCCTAGTGAGATGCCCCATACCAGCACTTCCAAACAGAACCTTAACGGATATGCACGAAAATCTTCTCGCACATAATCCGCCACGCTGGTACGCCATTCGGCGAAACTTTGCTTCAAAGAGTCTTGCCTACAGTTTCCAAGATGGTTTCTAGTTGTTCGTGATCTTGTTTGGCTTTACCAAATTCGGCCTTGTGTGCCAGTTTGATGGCTTTCTTCAGCACAGCCGGTTTGATCTCCAGTTCTTCCGCGATGGCCTTGATAGTGTCATTGAGTCCAGCACTGAGTGTGTCTACTTCGTGCATGACCTGCATGCCTTCGTTGATGATCTGTGTGAGTTTGATCTTCTGTTCGCCGTTAAAAGTTTTCATTGTGTTCTCCAGTAAAAGTATATTATAGTTGGTCTAGCTGATAAATTCAAGTGTTTTGGCCAATTGCTGTTCTGCTCTTTTGGTATACCAATCGTAGATGGTTCTCATGACTCGGACATTGTTCTCAAATCTCGGTCGGCATTGGGTCCAAGATTGCTTAACATAATCCAAATCGGTAAGCAATCTGCGGTTGGAGTCAATGGCAGTAGTGATACGATCAAATGGGTTCTCAATGAGATCATAGCCATGATCAACTACATCATCAAACACATCTAGCCCTAATTCTCTGAGATGTGCTATGATACCAACACCACCAAGGATGATAGGAAAGTTACAGCCATAAAAAGCATGGGCTGTTTTTTCTGTGATAAAAAAAGCCGGTTCAAGAAATGACGATTCGGTCACTATTTCTACAAAACTGTTTTGATACATAGCTCGTAATCGGTTTTCAAAATTACCTATGTTATCGTTTGCTTTTTTACCATACTGACGATAAATCTCATATGCATCATCATCGAGATTAGTTTGAGTTTTCATCAATTCAAATCCGGTGAGTATTTTGTTTCTTATATCTGTGTGAGTTGGCCCAAACTCCCAATTCACACGATCTAATAATACCTCAGGATTTCCTGTTGGATTTTTTAAATAAGTGATTACACCGTGACCGGCGTACCCGGCACCAAACAGATAGCTTAACACTATCAATCGATGTGGCCTAACATGTCTATTCAAACAAACAAAGGCTCGATCACTGTCGAAATTCTTATCGAGTACAGGGGCTAACACACTATATCCAGCTCGTTGATTTACCCAATCACCTCCCCAGGGTATAATGTGTAAATTAGGTTGTTGCAGTTCGATGTCTAGATTTTCTACACTGGTAAACAAAATAATTTTTGTATCTGGATGCCGTTTTACAAATCCTTCGATGCTGATAGTTCCTGATTGCTGTGTGTCTTGCCACCAATTGAATGTTGCCCAAATGTCTAATAGATCTTTGACTCCAATAATTACCAACGGCGCATGGCAATTGACATTTTGAAAGAATCTATCCACGATCAGAGCATGGCAACTCCACATATAATAAGATTCCACATCACCATTGATTTTATCTATTGTATCTCGGAACCAAGGATAGGTAAAATCATCAGTAGGCGGCTTGGATATAACATAAGTCATAATCGGTTTACTCTAGACGAGTACCAATCTTTTCGTAAAATCAGTGCTTGTTCTAATAACGGAGAGATCTGCATCTCTGCACACACACGCTGATACTCTTGAACAAAAGTCTGATCACTCTCTAGTAGTCGAGTAAGACTGATTGGTTTCATGCTATGTTGATGTTTGAAGTATTCAAATTGTTCTTGCTCTTGTGGGCGAACTTGGAATCGTAATTTTTGTTGTTCAGAGTCCACCCAGTCTTTCCAAACTTTAAGATCAAGATCCACATAGTAAAATTCTGAATCCTCATCGCCTGAAAAATCTTGACCAAATTCATATGGATGCAACGGAAATACTATCCTGGAATATTTGCGATTACAAAACACATTGAGCAATCTATAGTGAAGATATTCCTTGTGATCTGCATAGGCACGATGAAATTCTTGCCAGGTATTGAATTCTGTGGCTACTGTAGAAAATTGATAATTTGCCAATCGATCAAAGGTGTCAGATATCTCCGTACCATGATCAATGTATTCAGTCATCATTGATTGACGGATCAATGGCATGGTCTCTGGACCGAGAGAAAACAATCTACATACAAAATTCCCTGCATGTCCGGGCATGTATAGCACTATTACTGTTTTCATCTTCTACTTATAAGTATCTCAAGTAGTGACCAACATATTTTTGTGCTGTTTTTAGATCGTAATGATGCCCATCACGAGCATAGTCAATTTGACTGACATCTTGTATAAATTTAAGTTGTCGTTGATTCATAGCTTGATGAATTTTTGTGTCTAGATCAGTTTCATAATGAAAATCAAAATATTTAGGAATCCAACTGTGTATAATTTTCGTTGTAGTTGGCAACTGATCAACATTCTTTAAGAAATTTTCATAGTCGTTAAAATCATCAGAATTGTAGTGCAAAGTTCTTGCTTCGTCACCTAGTGCGGAATCCTCAATTTCTCGACGATGTAGATATGACCACTGAATAAAAATAATTGGAGGAGTTACTGCGGTTATTAGATCAACAACTTTTCTAGAGATCCAATCGTTACTGGCACCGTTCATGCTGACATTAACGGTCCTGATACCTGTTCGTTTTTCAAGTAACTGTGGCCATATTTCGTCAAACGGTTGGCCCATGCCCACAGTAAAACTATCACCAAAGCACCATATAGCATTATCAAGATCTGCCGGCCATTCGTTATCTCTGAAACCTCGACTGTTGAATTTGTATGTTATATTTTTTTTGTAATTTAACCAGTGTTTTTTATTCTTTGCTTCTTCAACACAATCTAGTCCAAGTACTGGATATGTTTGATTGATTTTAGATTCTACACGAAAGGCAGGTAATATCATGACGATATTTAGTGCTGTTATTACCTGATTAGCTAAATTAACTGTTCACAATCCGGGCCATGAGTGCTCTGCGAGCAGCACGGCTTTCATCAACCTGTTTGGCATCGTTATCAAACTGTTTCTTTGTGGCTTTTACAATGCCGCTGAATCGTCGATCACCGCGTTTGAAATCACCCTCTTGATCGGCTTTTTTTGCATCAGCAGCAGCGGCTGTTTTGTATTGAGCCAATTTCTCGGTGCTGAGTTCGTTGATCTGACTTTGTTTGGCAGCAATCTTGGAAAGGTTGTCGCCGGGTTGTACACGGTAGGTAGACCCATCAGGCATGCTCAGTTTCATTCCGGTTCGGATAAGATTAGGGTTGGAGCCAATGGTGGCCTTGTTGAGAGCATAGATGGTTTTCCAATCTACTTTCTGTTTGGCAGCAGTAGCCGGTGCGTTTTGTTGTGCTGCCCAAGCACGAGCACGGTCTCTGGTGGCGGCGTCGATGTTGGGATTAGCACCCGATCCATCTGCTGGTACCTGACTCTGGGTGGCTCGATCAAATTTAAATTTGCTTTTTGTAGTCATATCCAATGCCGGTGCATCTGCTGACTTCAAGGTCCTTGATTGAGGATCATATATCAAATTAGGCAATGCACTGGTTGCTGCGGCTGGTCCGCTGCCATATCTAGCAGGATCTTCGCCTTTTTCCACATATCTCCAACCTGTTGGTGCAGTGAAACGATTGTCTCCTCCTGCACTGCCGGTTGCAAATTTGCCTCCCCACTTTTGCATGTCAGGCAATGGATCTACCATGAGTCGTGGTTCGGCCTCAACTTCGGTTTCGCCGCCCACAAGTCCGGACCGGAAATCAAATTCAGGTTCGCCGCCTGTTTTACCCAAGCGATCAAACTTGGGACCGCTGCGTAGTGATCCCATGATATCCGGATCATCTATGGCCTTGCCCGATGAGGAAGCACCGGCAGCAGGTCGAGTCAGTGTATCGCTGCTGGTCAACTTCTCATCAATGCGTTTCATGTCCGCACGGATCGCAGCCTTGGCCTTGCCGTATTTCTTCATGAAGTCAGCGTCTGCCATGGTTTTGAGATCGTCGGCCAATTCTTTAACACGGCCTTCCCGGACCATGGCTCGTTTGAGTTTCATCATGAGTGTGTCGGATTCTTTGACATCTTTTTTCTTGTGTGAATCTTTAACGGCTTGGTTCAACTTGTCAAGAGCCCGGTCTTGCATTTGTTTACTGGTGATAGGTTTGACATATTGATCCGGGCCCGAGCGAGGACCGGTATCACGGCCTGGGGGAGTTTGTGATTTGTCCATCTCTGTCAAGCCTTCCGCCACACCTGGCCCGTACAATGCTAGACGCTTCCGCTCGTGGGCAATACTTTGTTGGATAGCAGCCTTGTCGGCATTGGGTTGTTTGAGTTGCGCTTGTAATCTTTCAATAGTGGCCCGTATAGCAGCCACATCCTTTTGATCACGCTTGGATAAGCCTTCCGTGACACCTTGCTCGGCAGGAGATAAGTTGTGATGCCGGGCTTGTTCTAGATCACGGGTGCCTATGATCTCTGCGTCATGCTTTTCGGCCCAGGCTATCATTTGGTCCGTGTTCCGAAAAGTCTTGTGCCAGGTGCGGCGATCCATACCACGAACACCGTGTGCTTCAATGGTATGACCCTGTGCAGCCTCTGCCAAGTCTTCATCGGGATTTCTAACTTGCATTTTACGATGTCTACGCATGTTATCAAACGCAGCATCAGGATCGTTTTCCCAAACAGTTCTGCCTGTGCCGTTTACAATACGCCATTCGTCGTCGGCCGACTTTGGATCAGCATCCCATATGATTTGTATTTCTTCTTTGGCTCGGCCGAAGGTAGAGAATTGCTTGTCTGTAAAATAATTTCCAATGTATACTTTGAATGGTCCATACCCGCCTTCACCGCGAGCGAATTCATCTAACTGGCCAGCATTGTGTGCTTTCCATGCTGTGGCAAAAGCGATGCCTTTTTCCTTGGGTGTGAGTTTTCCATCCCGGGCATAGCCCTGTTTGATGTGCCGGACCATGCGTTCAGCTCGGGCACCTGGAGGGGCTACTTCTGACACACCACCATATGCTTGATTGGCATCAACTGGAGCAGCCGCAGGGCCGCTGAGAGCATCGTATTGTGCTTCGGCATCAATGCCTTTGGCTTTCAATGCAGCAGCCATGCGGGCTATCTCTGCAGGTATAGTAGCCAACTTAGCGGCATGTGCTGGATCACGACTCACTGCGGTATTTCCACCTCCACCGGTCATGGTTTGATAACTGTCGTATTGTGCTCGCAGTCGGTTATATGCCAATTGCTCAGGTGATGCCATAGGGGCTTCTTCAAACACAGGGCGGGTGAATAGTTGGTCAATGATCATGTTATTTCTCTTCTAGATAGTCATCACCGGAATCTTGTGGCGGACCACGACGATGCGCTTGGAACATGTTCACAGCCATCTCTGCGTCATCCATTGAGCGGAAGCGGCTGGGCAACACACGATCACCAAGGCGTATCTCAAATCCCGAATCATCATCGCCATGGCACTCCAAGCAGGTGCCATCTTCCATTGTGAATGTCTGTGCAAGTGTGGATTCACCCACGCTTACCGGGCTCATCATAGCAGTGCCCGACAGCATGGGTTCTTCTGTTTCACTGTATTCGTCTTGATTGCCAGCCTTGGCCGGATTCCGATCTTGCACCTGCTGAGCAGCTTGACGCACCAGTCGTTTTTTCTTGTTCGAGATCTCGTCATCTTTTTTGGCTTCGAGATAGTCCAGATACTGACCCAGATCTTGTTTCACACGGCTCAGCAGGTCCTCATCAATTGCACTCATGTGACGAGCCAACGCACTGGATTTCATGCTGTCACCTACCATGTTCTTGCCCAGAGGTTTCTTTTGATTGTCGCTGCCCAGCACCGGTGATATGTTTTCCGGTTTGAACAAGGCAGGCAGTTGCGGCACTGACTTCTGTTGTTTGTTCAATCCGTGCTTCACAGACACCGGGGTCACATCCGATTCGATCACTCTCAGTCGGTCTAGGATCTTTGCTATGTCGTGGTTCATGCTCGTTCCGTTTTCAAATAACTGGTAAGTTGCCAACGATACTTGCCATGAGCACTGAGTCGTTCTGCTATGAAGTTGGCCACACCTTGTTCGTTGTCGTTGTTGGCTTCATCAAAGCAACGAGTCAATAGTTCCATCATCTGATCGTTGTTGACTTTGAGTTCTTCTAACATGAGTCGAGCACGGGGAATCTTTGTTTGCCCTGAGATCTCCGTGAGTTCGCTAAAGCGTTCAAAACTGGCCGGAGCATATTCACCTAGATAGCGTATGTATTCTGCGGTGGGGTCAATGGCCGAATACGCATCTTCGTAGATGTTTTGAAAGAACTCATGCAGTTCGCCAAAGTCAGGACCCTCCACATTCCAGTGAAAGCCCTGGGCTTTTAGATAGTAGGCAAAATTAGTTGCCAGGAGCGTTTTTAAACTGTCTGCGAGCATGCTTGTTCCTTTTGTATTCTTTCGGCGTATTAGGAGTAGGATCCGTTGTGTATTTACCACTCAACATAGATCCGCCTGACCTTGTTTGCATGCCCAGGGGCTGACTCACTGTGGCCACGGATCCAGAGCCTGTGCTGCCACCACTTGCATCTTCCATTATTTCATGTGCTCTCATCTGTGATCCTTAACTGTGAGTCTTTCTTGATATATGCATGGTCTGATCCATGCTCAATTCTAACATTCTTTACTTCAATAGTTCCCTGTGCAGGAGGAACCAATTCCCAACGCAGATTGTATTTGCCCGGAGGTGCATTTACTACCAATCGCTCTTCTAAGTATTCCTCTTGCCAGATCCAAGTGCGTTCAGTGAACATTTCATCGCCAACATAAATTCTGTAGTTGGGCGAGGAACCTTGCCATGCTACACTAACATCCGCGCAAACCACCACTGACTGTCGATTCATTTCCTGGAAGGATTGTGTTTGGAATCACGCGATCCTTCTGTCTTAGGCTTCTTACCAGCTTTTTTCATTGAGATAGCGATAGCGGCCTGCTGAGCTGCCGTGGCTGCTTCCTCTACATCTTTTTCACCCAAGAAGCCCATGCCCTCAGTTTGTGGTCGGAACAGTTCAAATATCAGCATGATTATGCAAATGCGGTCAGCAACGAGTTGGCCAACGCTATGCGGCGTCTGATTGCTGCGCCGCCACTGCGTTCATAGAATTCATCTACTATCTCTGCGGCTTCGGCTGCTGTGGTGGCCTGCTTGAGCAGTCTACCTGCTTTGGCTTCTTTATTGTTCAGTTCATGCTGTACAAATTTCAATTGATCTATCAGGCTGGAACCTTTAATCGGCCGGCCCATCTCCTGTTCAAAGTCCCGTTTTCTACTTCCGCGCCATTGTGCGATACCGTATGCTCCGCTATTTTCAGCAGCAGGATCAATATGGTCATATGATTCTGCCTGCAGGTTGGCCACAAGACCTGCTGCCTGTTCTGGTGTCCATCCTTGATCAAGGAAAAACTCCATGGCAATTTTAGGATTGCCTGTTGATGTAGTTGTTGTGAGTTTTTCTGCCCGATCGGGAATTCTAGTGCTGCCTTGGCGTTTTGTTCGGCCGCCTGGCACAGCCACTTGCCCGGTGGGTATCCGGATCACATCACCGGGGTAGATACGATCAGGATTGGCTATGGCATTGAGTTTCACAATAGCATCCACAGTGGTCGAGTTATCTCGTGCTATCTTACCCAAGGTATCACCACGCTGTACAGTGATGGATTTTGTGGAACCTTCTGAGATCAATTCCATCCCGGATAATCGTAATATCCTGTTGAGTTCTGCTGTTTCGGTTGTTGCTGCTCGTTGTGCTTGTTGTGCCGGATCCTGACTCATTGGATTGGCTGCAGGTGCATCGCCGGCTGCCGCTTGTGCTTCTCCTGCATTCCCGTCGTTGGCCGATTGTGCAGTTGCCAACTTGTCATACTCTTCACCAGTTTCTGGATTGATGGCTTTTTCAGTCTTGGGTAACCCGGCATTTTTTTTCATCTGCTCAAGTTCGTCAGGACTGTAACCTAGTTGTTCAGGACCATCATCCGTTGCTGCTGCGGCAGTTTTGGGAGCCACAGATGGGTTGTTCATGCCCGATCCATATCCGCCTTTCATTGGTGCAGGCGCTGCACCTGCCGCTGCGGCTGGTTCACTAAAGGCTTTCGGTGCTGGTAGTGGAGTTGCCTGTATCTTAGACGACGGTACTGGACTAGTTTGTACGCTCGGGGCAGGTGCTGCTGCTGGTACTGCTGCCGCCGGAGCAGGTGCTGCCGGTGCCGGTGTTGGTGCTGTTGAGCCGCCAGGTTGAAATCCCAGTTCGTTGGGTGTCTTAAAACGGTTGCCAATCACTGCAGGATCCACTTCGCCCACTTCTGCATCAGCATCAAAGTCTGCCCCACGGCGTGGTGCTGCTGCTCTTGCTGCTCGCTCTACTTCTTGAGCACCACCGCTGGCTATAGGGTTTCCATTACGATCAGTTAGTCCTCCTACCACAGCAGGATTGTCTTTCATGTATCTGTTGATTTCTTGTTGGGTAGCAGGTGCCATTCCTGCTCGTTGTCTTTGTACAGGATCAATACCAGTGTATCCTGATTTTACTGCTGCATCTTGCTGATTACTAGCAGTGTAATCAGGAAGAGCCACAGGTTCTTTAAGGCCTATTTTGTTGCTGATGTATTTTCCTGCGTTTTTCAACCAATCAGGAGTCTGTGCCGGTGCTGCTGCTGGCTCATCATCCGATGACCCGTTGCGCCCTCTTTCATTTAAAAATTCTTTTGATAACATGATACTGTTTCCTTGATAGTCTATTTATTCTATTTGCCCTGACTGGCCAATCTAGCACCATTGTTGAAACTGTTACTATGGCTCATTGCAGTGCGGTTTCCGCGGGCTTTTGACCATGCGTATCCGGCTCTGTGCCCGGAACAATCTTTTGTACAAGGGCTGCCCAAGAAGGTAAGTTCATCAAGTTCTTGAGGAACAGGTTTTTTCTTGCGGACAAATTCTCTTGCTCTCATGTGCGATCCCAAGGATATTTCATTTTTTTCTGCGTTGTGGTGTAGTCATCAGGCAGTGGTCCAAATGGATCCTGCACAAGACCAGCATCTCGTTGCGAATTGGCCATATCAAGACTGCCACCTAATACCCACCCTCCGGGCCCCGGCACTAGATAACCAGCAGCAGCCAATACGGAGATCACAGCACCGGTCCGGTCACCGGCTTGCCAACGATCATACGCTTCTGCCGCACTCATTACAGTACCTACTATTGGCGCATATTTTAATGCGGCTTTACCCATGCGTTTGGCCAGAGGTGGAGGTGGTGGAGGCGGCGGACCTTTTGTCCAGGCCTTGGTACCCATGCCTGCTCGCTGTGCTGCTTGCTGGGCTGGTGTAAAAGTATCTTCACGGACAAATTCTTGTGCTTTCATACTAAGTCTCCAGATATTTTTCAAAAAACGGAACAGCAGCAGGAAAAGTCTGTTTCCAATCTAGATTTCTGCGTTGATCCCACACCCTTAGATGTTCAAGAAACTCTAGTGAAGGAGTCCTACCCTTTCGGAAATGATTTGTTAGATACTCATAACCGGCATGCTTTTCACATAGATATTCTACTGCGTCGGGTGGCAGTGATTTCAAATCCATGACCCCAACACAAGGATTTATGTTTATATGAAATCTCGGATCATCTTTGAAATAACTATTTGCCCAATCTACTAGTTCATCAACATAAAAAGCATTTAACGGATTTAAAGTCATGCAGAAATGAAATGAAGATTTTATTTTTTCGTTTTTTCTATTATCGTCAATGACCGACACGATTTTTTTCCATTGCAACGGATATCTTAGATAGTGAAATCGGTCCTCGATACCATCAATGCTGTAACTAAATTTTACATTTTTAAAACAAGCAAGTAATTCAGTCTGACGGTCAGACAGACTGGTGCTGCCATTGGTAGTTAATGTTAGTTGAATATTTTGCGAGATACCCAATTCGACCAATCGATCCATGACCAATAGATTTGCTTTAGAAATCAACGGCTCCCCGCCTAAAAAGTTTATATCCTCAACATGCGAAAGATCAAATCGATCAAATAATTCGTCGACCACTTTCTGATCATCCTGCGAATCAGGATAGTCAGCAGCAGTTTTAATATTGAATTTTTTGTTCTGTTCTTGCCATAGTGAACTATACGAATCACTACACATTAAACATGCTGCATTGCACTTTTTATCTAGAGAAAATTCTATAGAGACAGGATGAGTATGATCCACATCTGGAATCCGACGGATTGCTCTGTTAGGACCATAACTACCATAGTTAACATCTCCACTCACATGATATGAGCAGCGTTGGCAGTCAGTTGCATTGTGATATTGAGACATGATCGAATCAATCTTTGGATCATTTATTGAAACACGGGGAATAAAACAACATGGACTAATTGCCAATTCTCCATACCATGAGTCTAATCGCAATCCATTGCTTAGAAAACGACAAAAACTATTAGACATAGTGATATACTCTCATTCGGCATCCCCAAATATTGGGCCACCTATGAACTGTCCATTCTGACTCAACACACCATTGCGTAACTGTCGGATGATGGAGTCGGTGATGTCTCTGCGGCGAAAGTGTGGCAAAAAGATATGTGTTTCCACAGGTTCATCATTGTTTTCTTCTTGTATGGCATACATCCTGTGTCGCCCGTCATGATCTCTCACCCGAGCTTCCATGCTGAAGTCACCATCTTCCCACTCGGGTGGCACTGCTATGGTAAGGAATGGTGCACCGAATCCTTGATCGTTGATCTGTTTCTTTAAGTGATTGATAGTCTCGCGTTCTTCTGGTGAGTTCTTGTCCAAGGGCAAGCTGAGATTGAGGAATGTGCTGGGCCTCATCACTGTTCGTAGACCATGATAATCCACACTGGCATTGTGCGGCACAGCACCAAGACCTCGCCGGTTGTCTATCTTTAGTTCAGTGATGAATTCAGTGGCTCTCATTCGTCTATCCTATGCACATTAGTAACTATGCTGTCTTTGCCATATTGAGCTTGCAGTAACAGCCGAGCCATGGCTGGTGATTTAGCAAATATGGCCACATCTACACTGGTGGTATAAGAGGGATTTTTCACCCGCACAGATGCACCATACACATGGAATCCTGGAAGTAAATCTTCGCGGAGGAATTCCTTGGCTCTCATCAGCAGTTCCACTTTCTCAATGCTAGTGCTTTGCGTGTGGGTTTGCCGTTGGGCTTCTTCATTGGACCTTTGACTCCGCCCATCCTGGCACAGAAACTTTTACGGCGTTTGGCTGCTTTTGATCCGGGCTTGAGTTTTGAGGGCTTGGTGGTCACTGCCATCTGTAGTTTAGATCCGGGATTCTCTCTGCGATAACTGGCCACACCTTTGGCATTGAGTCCGCCTTTTTTGCTCTTGCCTGCGCTTCTGCGCCAGGCTGCTGTTTCAAACAGTTCGTGATCATCTACTGATTCAAAGTCTTCCCAGATCTCATCAGCATCCACACCATGTGCTTCGGCCAATTCCATGACCATTTCTTCTATGATATCAAACTGTTGATCGGGGTCAAGATCTTCGGTGATTGATTCCTTTGGTACACAATTAGGAACCATTCGTCCTCCTTTGTTTTTCATACCAACTTGTTTGTGTGTGTCCCAACATTTTTCATTTAGATTGTCTTTTGAATGATCACCATGTGTTTGGCACATGCCACAGTCAGGACATGTCATTTCCGTCTCAACTGATTCATTGTGTTTCTTCTTACCTGCACAGTGGGCCCGCTGGCTAAAGCCTTTTGGATGTGAGCAGTTGATGCTGCTTTTGTATTTTTGGCTCCAACCTTCGTTGACGAATTCACTTGCTTTCATTTACATCACCTTCTTTTCATGATATTTTACTGTTGAATCCTTGCACACGAGTGGTGCGCTCGGGATCCGGTGCCGATTGTTTCGGTGCCGAGGGCAGATATTTTTCGATGGATCTGCGTGTGAGATCGCCCAGCACACCATCCACATCAAGATTGGCCTTGTATTTTTTGTTCAACACATGTTGTATCTTTCTCACAGCATCTGGTGACAATGTGTTGGACTCATTCACAGCACTTTCGCTCTTGTTGCCATAGTTGGCAGCGCCTTTTTTGCGGCATTGTACCAAGCGTCCCGACGCATAAGCACTGGGCCATACTTTTGCACTGGCTTTGACCTTGTAGTAGCAGGCATCTTTCTTTTCCATCAAAGAACCGTATTCATACAGCGGGCCTCCGCAATGCGGGCATGTATCGTGACTTTCTTTTACCCGTTTTTTGGTGGGCACATTGATAGCAGCACCGCGACGATCTGGATTGGGATCTTGTCTACGCTTTCTTGCTGCTGCTGATGCACGCCCTTTCTTGCCCAGTGCGTGCGCCTTGGCCTGTGGCAAACATTTGGGCTTGCCTTCTGATTCTGATCCTCTAGCACAGTCACCACGGATCTTGCCGTCGGGACCAAATCTCACCCATTTTTCTTTGAACCAGTCTCGTAGATTTTCTTCCAACTGCTGGATTTCTTCTGTGATAAATTCGCTTGACTTCATTTACATCACCTTCTTTCCGCGATCTTTTTCAGTGATAGGACCGCCCACTACCCAAGCAGCACAGGTCCTTGTGCCGGCACATTTGAAGTGCAAAAAGTTGCAGTAGCCCAGATCACTCAAGTTTATTGTTGCCGCAGCATCCACATGTGAGTCATCACCGCGGATTCCGGACTCGATACATTTTCGCATGGTATCACTGGCATCAAATGCAGCACAGTTTCCGCACAGCATGGTCTTGACAGTTTTTTCTGGCACGGCCCACCGGCCCGCTGCTTTTTTCCAATAATCGCCGGGCTGCAAGGGGTTTGCCGGGCCGTAGTGATAATCATCTATGGCTGCTTGACGATTCTTGAGATTGAGTTCAATGTCATGCGTGGCTACCGGACAACCTTTTTCCACTGCTTCAACAAGTCTAATAAAGTTTCTCATGTGCTTATTTAACCCCAATGCGTAATACACTTCGATAGCGAGTCTCTGGATCTCGAGCCTTTCTTGTGCCTTGATACAAGGTCCTGCTGAGATCATATTGATCAAGATCATGATCCACATCGTCTCGGCTCTGCAGGGCCACTAACACACCCTGGGGTATGTGATCAAACCACCCGCGATTTGCCATGTCATGACAACTTGTGTTGATCACCAATCCATCCTGATCCAGTTGCCTGTAATCCAGTTCGTTAGCATCTTTGATCATGGGTTCGATTCTATCGTCAATGTTCAAGATTCGGGCTATGCGTTGTGCCTCGCGCACTACCCGAGGGTCTGTATCTACATTCACAATGTGGTCGTACTGTATATTGCTCTTGGCCAACAGTATGCTCATGTTTCCATACCATGAACCTAACACATAAATGGTGCTGAACCGATCCTGTATCTTTTGGAGTTCGTGTAGCAACCACAGTTTGTTTAGGATCAAGCCTGATTCAAAACTACCACGCAAGGTGGGCGGGCTGAACTCTAGTAGTCTCATGCTTATCTTAATAGTTGTGCCAGTGGGTCGGGGTTTAACATTCCGGCACCACCACTCATACTACGGCCGCCGCTGCCGAGCCCACCACCACCACTCATGCCCCCACTCATGCCGCCACCGCTGCCACCACCGGTTTTCTTTGCTGTTGGTTCTCGAGGTTCCGGTGCAATTTTCCTCACGGCATTTTGTGCTATTTTTGCAAAACTGTTTGAAGGGTTTCCTGCAGATGCTGTGCTTGGGATATCAATGATCTTAGTGCGGCCATCCGGGTGTGGACGACCATTTATCACAGTGATTAGCCCAACAACAAGGTATTTGGTCCTCAACCGGCTCATACCAAGACTTATATTGGCTTGTGGGTCATGAATATACACTTGTTCCATGGGTGACAACTTGCCGAGTTCGGGCGCTACTGAATTTACTTTTTTAACTACCTGATCAATCAACTCATAGTTGATGCGTCGTTTGTCTGCTTGATCATAAGCATGGTCATTCACAGACAACTCAACATCGGGCAGAAAGATACTTCCTACAAAAACTTCGTTGATGATTTCATGTGCTCTCATGTTATATTTACGCCACCATATCTTGTATTTGTTCTAATGCATGATCAATCTGATCTGTATTGGCCTTGACCAATTCTACTCCAAATCCCAGGGCCTGATCGCTTCGTTGTTTGAAAGTGGGCCACGGCCCTGGTGGAGCAGCTTCCTGGCGTTGTTTATATTCCTCTAGGTCATTCTTTTTACGACGCAGCCATGTCCATACTGGTATTTTTTTAATGCCTAGTTTTTTCACGATTTGCAAGGCAAATTTATCACCATCCATTTCTTCTTGTTGATCAGATTGTATCGTTGCAGGGGGTGTCCATGGCCATCGGATACCATGTTCAAAAAGTATATGCCCTACTTCGTGTGCCATCACAAACAGTAGTACCTCCGATGGTGCATCCCACCATTCTTCGGCGTCCATGTGTACAGTGTCGCCTTGTATATAGGCCGGGTTCGACGGATTTCCATTCAAGATCTTGACGGGCATTTTCCGAATGGCTTTTTGATACTTGGGATCTGCATTCTGTGCGATGATTTCAATAGTATCGCGTGCCCGAGTAGTAAAATTGGACACAGTCTGTGGATCCACTGCCTCAACCATGCTTTCATAGTCTTCCGCCATAAAATCGTCGTCGGTTGGGTCATCGTACTTGACCGGAGGTTTAATTGTGTCCTGCGGAAACAATTCCTGTGGCACAACAATAGCAGCACCTGGCTTGGTGGGAGATTGTCGTTCTTTTTCAAATGCTTTACGAATCTGATTATAAATCGGGGCCGTGGTCTGTTTTAACTTGTTGTATTTTAAATTTTTCAAGTAATCTACATGTTGTGCTCGGGCAGCATTGTATTCTGCTGTGCCATATGGAATAACAACATTGTTCTTGGTATATCTTATTTGGCCGGCTTGATCATCCCAGTCGGCCACAAGTCCAGGACTGATTGTATCTACAAATTCACTATCCTCGTTGGTTTTCCGTTTGGCTTTGGCTCTGCCGGCTTTCATGTTAGCCAGCCAATGTGCCAGTTGTCCTTTGCGGCCGCCCGACTTGGCAGTTTTGCGTAATGAACTCACACTGGCCTTGGTGTTGATACCGTGGCGTTTTGAATCGCCTTTGTCTTCGGGGTGCCGACCATCTGCGAAGTTTTCCGCCACCCCTTGTTTACTTTCATTCATACCCTCTGCACCATATTGAGCAATTTTACCTGCTTTGTGCATGTTTTTTACTCGTTTGAATACTTTGTCTAAATCATCAGTAACACGAACTATCCACCCTTGACTAGCGATATATTTGAATGGGTCACCGATGGGCATTTGTTTAATAGGCTTACCGGGATTTTCACTAAACCATTCACCTGTTGGTAATTGTCTGAAATTGCTGGCATCAAACACAGTCAAGTAGGTTTTACGACTACGCATTGCTGGCAAATCTTTTTGGTCAAAATAAACAATAGGTTGGCCGTTTTGCGTAAATTCTACATAGCGTGTTTCATGTGCATTGCCTGTAGCGTATAGTGCTGTTCTACGCGGATCACCAGCAAACAATCCTTTGGTAGTGTTAGTTTTAAGATTTTTGTTTTTCCAATAACTATCGTCACCTGTATCTAATCCACTCTGACTCCAATCATCTGTATGCTTGTAGTTCTTGAGATTAGAGCCAAAGTCTTTGATTTCTCGAGAATCTATTCGTGTGACTGTTTGTGGGTTTCGACCGTCCGCAAAGTTTTCCTTGATCTGTCCACCGCTCACCAGTCGCTGCCACAGGTTCATGGGTATATACCATGCACCATTGACACTTTGTTTGAAGCCCATGGCCTGCATCTGTTGCGGGCTGTATGAGCCTGACAGTTCGCCAGGACGCAGGAACTTCATTGGCGGTCCGGTATAGGCTTCAGCCATGGCCTGTGGTAGGAAACTGGCTGCTATGTCTCTACAGGTGTTGAAGATGTCGGCGTTGTCAGTGATCTTGAGATTGAATGGATAGTCTTCAGCAGGATGCTGTGTGGGATCTTGCCAACCGGCATAGCATTTTTCAATGCCATAGTCACTCAACAAGTCAGTGCAACTCTCACCATAACGCTCATCCATGTGATCAACACAAGGACTCAGCGTGGTGACCATGATGGCATTGGGCCCGATACGACCGTGGCGTTTCAAATGCTTGGCTATGGCCACTCGTTCAGCATGACGGCGTGTGCCGTTGGGTCCGGGCATGTTTATGGCATAGGTATGATTGTTGTCGTTGTCAATCAAACAAGCAGCCACACGCCCATACCGTTCAGGATTGGTTTCGTGGCCATGGCGGATCATTTCAATGCACTTTTCCAGCACTGAGTCTAGTTTGCCTAACTTGGTGATCTCTTGGCTTTCGTCCACATCTTCTTCGCCGGGTTCGTCCAGGTCATGTGTTTTCAAGCCCAGGTTTGTGAGTTCATGGCTGTATTTGTTTTCCAGTTCTTCCGACCCAAACGCAAACACTGTGTGGGGCGGTCCTTGGCCCAGTGTGCTCTTGTCTATGCCCTTGAGATTGGATATGTGTTGACCCAGTTTATACCAGTCGTACATGTCACTCACATCCACTTTGATAGTTCCGGCAGGCATTTCGGGCGGAGTTTCAGGACCGGTGGGTGGCTGATTGCCCAAGGCATCCAGTTGTTGGCGCAGTCTTTGTTCTAATACTGTGATACTTTCCTCCACATCTTGCTTGTGTGGTTGTTTGAATACACTATATATTTTTTGTGTAGTAATACCTTTTATACCATTGGCCTGTAATACCTTGGCTACAAATGTTCCACAGTTTTCTGCGCCTACTGCGTTAGTGGTAGGAACCGATACTGGTTTTGACAATGAAACTATCTTTATTTTCTGTTCGGGAAACTCTGGATCATCGGTGACTGTGTTAGTGACATACACCTCATTGCCTTTATGCCCACTCATCTGTATTTGTCTTCCATCCTGAGTGATAAATCCCACATGATCGTAACTCCATCCCTTGGGTGCTTTATCACTACGAGCAAAGAATATTTTTTGTGCTACTGGATTATCGTTATCTCTGCCTTCTGTCACATCTTGTTTTATTCTCATCAAGTCAAATGTGACAGCATCACCTCTGTCATGCACATTCTTGAGTCGATATCCCCATGACGCAGCATAGCGTTGCACCATTCGTGAATACAAGTTGACTCTGCTGTCTTTGCCCTGTGTTTCTTCACCTTTTTCACCAGTGAATGATAGAAATCTTGGTTGTTCTTTTGTGGCCAAGAATGTCTGGATGGCATTCAGCACCGTGGCAAATATTCGTTGAGCATCTCCTTCACCTGTCACTTCTTGGCTGTTTCTGCGCCAAAATTCAACCGTGAATGAATCATCGTCTTCGCGATTGAACATGATGCTTAGATTAGAGCCATCGGGCAGTTGAGTGTAGGCATCATAGTCACCAAATTCACCCTCCTCCCATTGCAACTGATAAGGGTGATTGAAGGCTTCAGTCACAGGTGCTGTGCTCTGTCTTACTGAGTAATCAATTCCATAGATTGGTTGGTCAGGAGTCATGCGGGCATAGTTGGCCACCCATTCTTGACCCTTGCGCCAGGCTTCGGCTTGATCAGCAGCATACATCCTGAACACTGGTCGGTCAGTGCTTCTGTCATACACTTCCCACTGTGTCTGTGCCGGTTGCGATGTGTATTGTTCAACATCAGGTTCAATGTCTTGCACACCTGCTACTGGAGCAAGTGCTTGACTGGCAGCCTGGCGTTGGCGTTGTAGATCCTGTGTGCTGCCTGGAATGGCGGCGCGTTGAACATTGTATTCCGCACCAGGATGTTCTTGACGGTATCGTTCCAATCTGTCTATGGCTGCCTGCTCATTGGCGGCCAGGAATGCTACGACTACAGCATTGGTATCCGTGCCTCTAATGATTTCGTAATGCTGCTGCGCTGCTGTCGGTTCAGGTGCTGCAAACTGCGTGGTATCAACCATCATGTAATCTGCAGCATTGGCATTTTCTCGAGCAGCCCAGGCCGACATCACGGCACGCATCTGGGCTTGAGTAAAGCCATCTGGCAGGCTGAATCTAAACAAGTAGTCAGGTGCAGGTCCTGATGTTCCACTACCGTAGGCGAATACCAGAGGATCATCTCTATTCACAATGGCATAACGCCCGTTGGGGTCATTGGGTCTGCCACGGCCCTGCGGGTGTGGTTGTGTGGTGCTGGCTCCGGCTGCGGGTTCATCTAGTCTGGTAATGGTCAGTGCTGAGTCATCCACAAATCTCCAGTTGGGCTGCTGTCGTATGGCCTGCTTCTTGGCATCTATGGGGTCAGTGGCTGTGACTTCCACCACGCCGCCGCCCAGTTCAGGCTTCAATGATACTCTCCAGCGATGACCATTCACGATGGCCTCACCGGACTTCTTGGCCTTGCGGTCCGCCTGTGCTTGCCGCACAAAACTCTTTAGTGCATCAGCAGGTAGTTCGCCTGCTGCATACTTGGCAAATACGGCCAGAGGATCTTTTTCACCGTTGGGTGCCAGGATCTTGTATAGTTTTTTCAGATACTCTTCGCGATAGGCCTTGGGATCCATGGCTGCCGACAGCGCCACAGTGAATCTCAACAGGGTGTTTTCGATCATGCTGAAGTTGTCACCCAGCCAATCACCACCGGGACTACGGAACTCCACATGCCCGTTTTTGGTGTTGATTGAAGTGTATTTGTCTGTGATACCAGAATGTATGGCCTTGCTGGCCAGTTCGCCCATGTGGCCTTTCATCTTGTCCAGCAAATATTTTGCTTCATAAGGCCGTTTTTGCACATGGTCCCGCACTTTTTTCATGGCGCTCCGGGCATAGGTGTTGCTCACACGACCAAACTGATCTAACACATATTCGTCGCCCATGAGCAGGGCCAGTTTCACAAAGTCCAGTTTGTTGAGATCATAGTTGGGCACTGATATGTTGATGTGTAGGCCAGTTGATTTGTTGGTGTAGCAGCCGTTTAGATCTGCCCACTTCTTGACCTTGTTCAGGTCTGACATTATTTGATCTATGGGCAAGGGCGGGCTCACAAACTCCAGGCCAGCATCATCAGGATCATCTGGTTCCAGGCTGCCATCAGGTTCTACCACATAGAAGTTCTTGCCCGGTGCCGGACGCTCTTGACCATACGCATGATAACTGTCACTGGCTCTGGCCGGGCGGCCCACAGCAGCACTGAATGATTCTGCTGTTTCCTGAACCGAGGCTCCTTCGCCGCTGCTGCTACTGTAGTTCCAGTGTGGCCAGGTGATGTCGCCGGAATACCTGCGTTCAATATCACTCATATATGCCAATTCGGCTTCCGACAACCACTCTTCAAACAGATCTTCATCAAAGAACTCGTCTCTGGCACTTTCCTGGGCATCCTCATACCAAGGTTCTATTTGTTCAGCAGCGATCTTGTCCGCAGCCAGCCGATATTCCTCGCGACTGATGGGGTCTTCCGATTCCAGATCCAACATGCCTCTCACATCATCGTCATCCATGTTGTCTTTGATGTAGTCGTAGATCATCTGTTCGCTGTCCGACTCCCAACGAGTATCAAATGTTTCCGATTGCCAGTCTGAATAATCACTCATCATTGAGTCAATCAGACCGTCCACATTTCTGCGACCATTGAAATCACCGTCATAGAAAAAGTCTCGGATGTCTTGAGGGCTGCTGGCCCGCTCGTCCTGATCGTAGTCCGGCTCCGACTCCTGATTGGTGTAGCCTTCTTCACTTTGAGTGTTGGGCACGATCATCTCAAACTCCATGCCGGCCAAGGCACCTGTTTTGGCTGCTTCTCGCCGCAGATTCTTGCCGCCCATGTTGATCTCAAACAGATCCTGCTCTTTGAACTCACGCAACAGTTTCTGTAATCCTGCTGTGAGTAATGCAGGATGGCCTTGGCTATCTGTTTGTAATCCCAGTTTGTTGGCTTCTTTGCCCACAGCACCGGGACGCACATCCCGGGTCAAGGCCATCACAAACCTTGGGTCCCGAGCCTGCTTCTTTGTGGGGATATAGCCCGACGCTTCTTCCAGTGTGACCCCATCAAACATTTCTGGCTGCTCTTCGGCCCATTGTCGCATGATACGACCGGCCATGGCGTTGGCTTGATCTTCATACGGGCTACCAGTCTCACCAGCATCTGCGGGCAATGGACTCTTCTCATCCTGCTGACGATGTGTCATCTCATGAGCCATGGTGCGAAGGATATCCAACACATGGCGACCGTGGGTGGCCAAGATCAGAGTATTGGTTTCAGGATCGTATTGTCCAAAACTGCCATTTTCTCTGCTCCAGTCCGGAGTGGTTTCCAAACGCAGTCGAGGTGGATCCTTTAACTCTAACTTGCTCACGCAACTCCGGTAGAAACGATGCAGTATCTTCTTCAACTGTGCAGGATCCACTGATTCCATGATGCCCGGCTTTGCAAATTTTGACAAGGCGGCCTGTGCCACTGCTTTATAATTTTTAGGATGTAGTCGATCTCCAGTGGTTGCCACATCAGCAAGACTCACATAGGTGTCATTTCCAATGGCCGACAGCACATCGTCTCGTGCCGGTTCATGAAAAGGCAATATCCAAACATATTGTTTGGCCTTGAGAACATCTCGTATGCGACTGATATTTCTTTTTGTAGCATCGGGATTGGGATTCTTGCCGTTGCCCTTGAGGATGGCATAGTCATTGGTCCCGGCACTCACGATGGCCAGATCAGCACCTTGCACTTGAGGATTTGAACTAGCCGCATCAAGGATTTGTCTAGTGTTACGACCCACCACGGCTTCGTATGGTAGACCGGCTGCCTGTGCTATTCCTAGTGCGATGCTGTCTCCTACTACCACAATCCGAGGACCACCTACCGCTTCGTCCACTTGTTCTGATTCAGTGCCAGCAGGATGATCTTGGCCAGCATAGGCTGTGCCCGGATACCAGTAATCACGCATGCCATAATTCACACGCTTGCGAGGCTTCTTGGCTTGTTCTAGACTGAGTTCACGATCACGAATGGCTGTTTTGGCATCTTTCAATCGGCCAATGCAACCCATATTCCGCAACAGTTTAAATGTGATATTCTCGCAGCCAAACTCGCCATTCTTTTCCAGGCCAGTTTTACGCATGTCCTTGATGCGATCCCACAAGCGATTGATGGCATCTGCATCACCGGATTCAACAGCAGCATGAATACGAGCATCAAGATCTGCTGTTTTGTTCTGCACACATGAATCATCTACCTGGGCTCGTCTGCGTTGTGGAACTTGATTCCAGTCGTTATTCTTTATGCTGTAGATGCCTTGGCTCACATGTTTCTGATCCGCAGGCTGCACATACAGTTCTACAGGCACACCACCGATCCGGATGTCATGTTCATCATTATATTGATACTTTTTGGCGTTGAACAATTCCTGATACACAGGATCGTCGGGCATTTCTACCACTAGGTGCAGATCAATGTCTGAATTGTCTGTATAACTATAGGCAGCGTTGCTGCCCGAGATGGTGATGTCCTGGACTTTGAGATCATCTACGCCCAGGAACTCTTGGAAATCTGCTGCTATGGCCTGAAGTTTTTGTTGCACCTCTGGCAACAAGTGCTCGTCTGAACCCCATATTCTAGGATTCAGACGAGTGTGGAATTTTACAGCATCGGCGAGATTAAAGTTGTCAAGATCATGGAAATTCATGATCTATTTATCGCTATTCAGCAGTAGCGGTTGTCTCTTCGGCAGTAGCGATTGTGTCTTCAACTTTCTTGTTTGTGGCAATCACAGTGGCTTCCACAGGTGTAGCAGGTGCTTCTAACTCGGCTGCCGCAGGTTGTTGCTGCATGACGATCTGTGGTTGATTGGCTTGATTGGCCAAGGCAATTTCATGTAGATCAGCATACAATTTGTCTTGGGTCTGGTAATCAAACACATAGGTGCCGGTGTGCTTGAGCAGCACACGCTTGTCCACAAACACTTGTCCGCCAATGTCACGCCAGTTTTCACAGAAGGTCCAGTCTTCACTGTAGTAACGATTTTCACGCACTGCTGTGTCGAAATAGGTCTTCATGTAAGGATTCAACACAGGGTCCAGGCCGATGTCATTGGTAAATGGCTTCACAGCAGGATGTGCATTGAGCTTGTCAAACACATGTCGCTTCATCAACAAGAAACCTGTGCCGGTCTTGGTGACTTCGATCAAGCCGGATGGATCATTCTGCTCGGCACCGGGGATGCCGTTAACACACCATTTCACAGGCAGGCTTTTCATAGGATACAATCCGCCCACCACATCTTTGTCGTGATTCAACATGACCAGCAAATGCCAGGGTTCCCAGCCAATGTCAGCGTCCACAAACATCAAGTGTGTGGATTCTTTGGTGTGCAGGAACTTGGCAGTGAGGGTGTTTCTAGCCCGACTGATAAGGGATTCATTGGTCATGGTCTCCACAGTCCAATCCAGCCCCAATTGGCGTGCTACATTGGCCCACTTGATGTAACTCATGAATGTAGATTCTGTGAGTTGCCCCCCGTAGCATGGCATGCATATATGAACTCGTGTGGTTTTCAAGTAATCAATGTTTACTTGGATGCTTTGTTGACCATTTGCTTGATCCACAGGGGATGCGTTCTGGTAAGGTAGTTGTTGTTCGTCTGCCATAAGGCCCTTTCAATGTTGTAGAATATTTAACGGAGTATAGCAGGCCGGTAGAATTTCTACGACCTGGCTTCGTCCAAATAATCTTCCATCATGGGCTGATTGTATTTGCGTTGATAACTGGCCCGCAGGCCGCCTTGACTCATCTGGCGTGTGACTTGTTCAGCCATGCCTTGCTCGCCAATCTGACGATATTCAGTGGGCCAATCAAAAACTATATTGTCGTATGCATCAAACACACCTTCAAGATAATCTCTCAATTCGTCGGGCACACGCTCTTTGCTCCAGTGACGGGGCATTTCTGCATCAGGACCATACCACAGTTTCCAAACATCGGGAGTCCAGTAATCTAAAGCATCACTGTCCAAATTGCCTGCTTTCTGTAATGCTGGTGCAACGGACTTATATCCTTCTCTGTTGGCCCAGTGAGCGAAGATTTTATGATACGGCTTGTGATTTTCAACGGCCCAATGATATAGATCTTTTACATCAGTTGGCGGCATCTGTGTGTCAGGGATCCGTGGTTCTTTCTGCATCCTGCCCATCAAGTTGTCAAATCTCTCATCGCCTGTGGCCTCTGCCACTTCTGCACTCATGGCAGATTTAATTGCTCGGCGATTGTATATGGCAAATTGTCCAGCATCATCAGCGGTGCTGGACCACCCAGGCAGATCAGGCAAAATTCTTCGTATGATTCTAGCATACAATGCTCTGCGATTGGGTTCCGCGGCTTGGAAATACAACAATGCAGGCCTGGCTTTTTTCACATATTGAATTATGGCATTGATCACGATGCCAAACACTTCTGCGGCAGATCCTGTGCCTTCAATGCCCTGCTTGGCCACTGGATGTCCGCCTTTCATGTCCTGTGTGATTTGTTCAAAACTAACAAACTTGCTTTTATTATACACTTCATCAGAATCAAAGAAATCATACGGACTCATTTCATCCGGACCAATATATGGTTCCAGGAAATCCAATTGATATCGTACTCCATTGCTGGCAGTGAAGTTGAATTTAATCATGTCTGGATCACTGGTATCCCACTGCGAAGTTGCGTTGCTTGCCTTGGTATCCAATACTTCTGTTAACTCTGCACCCATGGCAGTATCCAACATCCGGACCACTGTGTTGGCTAACTTGGGGTTCTTCTGTGTGTTGGGATATAGACTCATGACCAGGGCCATGCGCTGGCGTTCCGTCAAGTCGGGCCATGCTGTGCGTATCTCTGTGGCCGATCTTATGCCTGGACCAAAGGTCACTGTGGGCAAATAAGCCATGTAAGCATGTTGGGTCATGGGTGCCATGTTTCTGCTGATGGGTTGCAGATATGCAGGGTTGCCATCTTTCTTTGTACCACCGGGTCTGGGAGGCTGATCGGCATCTTTCTCTGAACGAACAAAGATCAACTGTGTGTCAGCAGGATCATAATTCTTTGTGATCTCGTCTGCTCGGAATGGTGATTTCACTTGATAAAAGTCACCTGGTGAGACTCCAGCCAACTGTGCTAGTTTTTCTTTTAGTTTGAAAGGAAAAGGACGACTAGAAGTGTCGTTGGTGGCTGCCACTTTGACATCAGCACCTGGAAAAGCCTGCTGAGCAGACTGATAAAGTGCTAGGTGACCTGCGTGAAAAGGATGGAACCCACCGGGCATGATGACTAACTGTTTCATACCCTGTATTTAGTTACATTTTTTCTAATAGCCAGAGGTAGATCGGAGTGGTAAACTTTAAACTTGCAGTGCCATTGCACCCCATCTCACCATAGAACCGGTGCTTAGTGGGCTGGTTGATACCATTGAAACTATGAAGATATTCAGCTGACTCATACACTATCTGTTGGCAGGAAACATCTTCAAATCTTATATTGCTTACAAATAATGTAGCATCACTTAGTATTTTGCCGTGTTGATCAACTGTTGTGTGTTCGGGCAGTTTGTTTTTTAATACAAATCGTAGTTCATGATCGCCTTCATCGTCGTCAAACTCATAATCTACACGATTATCACCAAGCACATGCTCTTGATCAAAAATCTTCTGATCATCAATCCAGACTTCCATACCCAATGGTACACTGGCATTGCTGGTGCCGATTTTACAACTAAATGCGCTTTTTTCCATTTTAATAAGTGGCTTGTACCACTTCGATTGTGCCGTCTTTAAAATTTGTGACCACTGCTCGCAACCAGGCAAAGTTACCCATCACTGCTTGGATATAAGTATCTGTTATGGTGCTAGAATCAGCTGAACTACCATCACCGTATGAGGCAATGTCGAACCAACGCGATTCAGCAGGATCATTGTCCAGGGTAGCCTGTATTACAACTTCTGCCTGTACACCACGGAACACCCAACGCAGTGTTTGGATGCTGCCACGCCCGCGATAGTAGTTGGCTGCTTTTTGTGGATCACCGATAAAGTCTTGACTACTGCCGTCATAGTTGCCTGATGGAACACCGTATTCAGTAAAAGGCAACAAAGTGACGGTGGTGATGGCCATTATGCTCGATCCACTTCCACGATGATATGTTCACCAGCCAGTTCTTCTACCACTGATGTCAGTGCAGAGATCATTTCCTCGTTGGCGATTTCAGCAGGTGCTGCGCCGTCTTTGACCAATTTTGATAGTTTGATCACAACTATTTCTTCATGTATTTTTGCCATATCGTATTTATACAGGCAATGGCACAGAGGTTTCTGTTTTCACCGCAGTTTCAAACTCAATCCGGTCACCGTCCAACACCACATTCAATGTGCAGTCCGTGAGTTGATCAAACAAGATCCGCTTTGACAACGGCACACGGATCAATTCATCAATCTTGCGATTCAACGGTCGAGCACCCATCTTACTGTCATAACCCTTTTCTGCCAGCAATTCAATCACAGGCTCTGAGAAGAACAACTTGATATTCTTTTCTGCCACACTGGCTTTGAGTTGGTCCAAGAACTTCACAACAATCTTCTTGATAGCCAAGGTATCCAGCTTGGTAAACTTGCAGATACGATCGATTCGATTGCGTAATTCCGGACGGAAGAACTCTTTCATTGCACGATCTTCTTCCCCGGACTTTTCTAAATCTGTAGAGAATCCAATGTTGTTGTTTTCATTGTCTCGCGCACCCAAGTTTGAGGTCATGATGATGATGGTGTTCTTGCAGTCCGCTCGCTTGCCATTGGCACCGGTCACATGCCCTTCGTCCAGCATCTGTAGCAGGATGTTTGTGACATCACTGTGTGCTTTTTCAATCTCATCAAACAAGATCACAGAGAATGGATGCTTGCTCAAGTCCGAGATCAGTTTGCCACCACCTACATTGCCATCTTCAAAGCCCACATAGCCCGGGGGAGCACCAATCAGGCTGCTCACAGAGAACTTCTCCTGGAACTCACTCATGTCATAGCGCAACAGGTGCATGTCCAGATTCTCACTCAGCAACTTGGCCAATTCTGTTTTGCCTGTACCTGTTGGGCCAAGGAACAAGAATGACGCCATGGGCTTGTTTGGGGTACCAATTCCTGAGAAGTTGATGTACACACGCTCCAACACAGCGTCCACAGCTGATTCCTGACCATACAGTTTCTGTTTGATGTTCGATTCCAGGTCCACGATCTTTAAACTGCGTTCATTCTGTAGTCGATCTGTGGGCACACCTGTCACACGGGACAACTGCTCTTCGATCATTGCCCGGTTCACAGTGATCATGCCTGAATCCTTCACACGCTCTCTAGCACAGGCAGCATCCAACAGATCGATGGATTTGTCAGGATTCTTCTTGTCATGGATGTATCGACCTGCTAGATCCACAGCAGCAGTCATGGCTTCTGTGTCGATTAACACATTGTGGAATGCTTCCAAGCGTGGTGAGAGTCCGATCAAGATCTTCTCAGTGGTGTCACGGTCCGGTTCGTCAATTGACAACCTGTAGAAACGGCGCATGAGGGCACGATCTTTCTCGAAACTCTCGTAATACTCTTCCCAGGTTGTGCTCGCGATCACCTTTAAGTTGCCTTTGGTGATAGCCGGTTTCAACATGTTGGCAAAGTCCAAACTGCCTGAACTGCCTGCACCTGCACCTTTCATTGTGTGTGCTTCGTCAATGAACAAGATGCATTTCTTCTTGGCTTCCAAAGCAGCGATCACTGCTTTGAACTTTTCTTCAAAATCACCGCGATATTTAGATCCTGCCACGAGACTGCCAATCTCCATGCTCCATACTTCGTGATCCTTCAAGAACTCTGGCACACGGCCCTGGGCGATCTCCTGTGCCAGGCCATCGATGATGGCAGTTTTGCCCACGCCTGGGTCGCCAACCATGAGCACATTGCTTTTGAAGCGGCGTGCCAACACAGCGATCATTTCTTCAAGTTCTGTGGCGCGACCAATTAGTGGTTCCAGTCGATCTGTCTGGGCCATGGTGGTGAGGC